TTACTTGTCAAAAATGGCTATTGCATCGTGTTTTTTCTGAGTATATAAATGGCTGTAAGTGCCCATCGTTTCAGTGATTTGAGCATGTCTCATGAGTGACTGTAAAACGAAAATATCTACACCATTATTTGCAAGATAAGATGCATAAGAATGTCTTAACGCGTGAATGTTATAATGGGGGAAAGCTTTTTGGAATTTCTTTTGAACATGACTGTAATGTTTGGGAGCCATTCCTCCGAAAATAAAATAACTACGTTCATCAAAATATTTGTTTAACTCTTTTTCACGTTGATGTCGTTCAGTTAACATTGTATTGATGAATTTAGGTAAAGGAACAATATCCTCTGAACTATCTGTTTTTGGTCTCGGATATATAGTTCTATTAGAGATGTCCATTGTTTTATTTATGGATATCTCTTTTTTGTATTTATTGTAGTCTGTCCAAACAAGAGCCATAGCTTCGCCAATCCTTAAACCTGTATAAAACATTAATGTAAATAACTCTCTGTAATCTTGCTCTTCAATGTCTTTGATTCTTTCTTCAAATTCTTCACGCATCATAAACTTAGGTTTTGGCTTTACACGCGGAATAGGTTTAATTGATATTGTTGGATCTGTACGTAATCCAAAGTATTTTTTGGCATAATTAATTACAACTTTAAAACCTGACCAAATTGTACGAGCAGAATTTGTTGACGCTACATTCTCTATTAGATATTTACGAAACTCTTGGCATTGATTTTGCGTTATCTTATTCATTTTTATGTGCCCGAACTTAGCTTTAAAGTGTTTATGATATTCATTTTGTTTGCGTCGTTTTGTTTTAGGTCTCAAATCGCTATTTTCTAAGTAGTGATGAAAAACATAATCAAATGTTTTTGAATCGCTATATCCTTCGTTTACATCATTCAAAAAAATAGCCTCTGCACTCTTAGCTTCACGCTTAGTTGAAAAACCGCGTTGCATCTTACGTTTGTTATTACCGTATACATCTTTATATCTAATGGAAAAATACCATTTACCTGTATTATCATCCTTATATACTGGCATTTTGCTTCTCCCTCCTCAAAATTGGCAAAAAATAATAAGGGTAGGCGAGCTACCCGAAATTTCGCATTATAGATAGGTTAGTGACAAAATACATTTTTCGTCTAGGTTAACCGTACCTCTTAGATTATTAATATTTTCATTTAGATGTTTTTCAGAAACTTTAGCAACTTCATAATCGTTCATGTAAAGTGTTTGTTTTTTTATTGCATAATTAATTAATTCATAATCTTTGTATACTTCTTTCACTTTATCTATATCAACATTTTCAAGAACAAGTTTTTTTCTGTTATTATAATTAAAGTATTCCATTGTTTTCCTCCTATAATAGCTTATCTGCGATCATCACAGCTAATAAATCGTTTTGTCTTATTGCTTCTAATTTTAAGTTGAATATTTGTGTGACGTATTTATCTGAGTTTCTAGGTACTTTATTAATTGTTTTAGAAAAGTTGTTTAACCATTCGATTTTATCTTCATATTTCATTTTACTATTTGCAAAATTCTTTTTTTGACCGTGTCTTAAAAGTCTAGTTGTATATTTCCCGGCAAGTTGGTGTCTTTTTTCTTGGTTTTTATAAATTGGACTTTTATAAATAGCTTTATAAATTTCGTTTATAGTAGCAAAATATTGATTTCCTGTACTTTTATTTACAGACAAATGATTGCTAGACTCGAAATCGTTGACTACAATATAGTATTCATAGTCGGTTTTTATCGAGTAATTTTTCGAATTCATCAAAAATTCTATAGTAAATAATTGGTCTTCAGCAGTTTTAGAGAATGTTTTGAATTTTATCTTGTTTTTATCTATAACACTTTTTTTAAACATTTTTAGTACTGATAAAGCATAAAAAATACTATTATCAATAATATCAGCTTTCGCTACATTTCCTTTCTCAAATATAGCTTTAGGAACACTTCTTCCTTTACCTTCAACTCCATATTTTCCAATTATTAAATCGCTATTATTTTCTTTGCCGTAATTATATAAATCTTCTAGTGCTCTTTCGTGAAGTAAATCATCAGAATCTAAAAAGAATACATATTCAGCTTTACTCATTTTTAAGCCTGTATTTCTAGGTACGCTAGCATTTCCACTATTCTTTTTTAACTGTTTAAAACGGACTAATCCTTTATATTTTTTTATAACATTCAGAGTCTCGCCATTGTCATTTGAATGATCATCAATAATAATTAATTCGTAATCAGTACTCTTCATTGTTTGATTTAATACAGAACTAATGGTTCTATGTAATTTTTCGCCGTTATTGAATGTTGGCATTATAACACTTACTTTTTTCATTTTCATTTCTCCTTTGCTTACTTTATATATTAAAGCGCCACATAGGCGCTATTAATCAAAAATTCGATAGTTATAAATAACTTTGCCTATAACTTCGATTTCATCAATAGAATCTAAATCGTAAGAATTAGTTTTAAATTCATCTGAATAGCTTACTGGGTCTAAATGTAGTTTTGTTTCAGTACGTCTCACACGCTTAACTGTATATTCACCACCTAGACGTAATACAAGGATGTCATTGCTGTTAAGTTTATGATCACAAGACTTCCTATAATCATGGACAATTATATAAGAACCGTTAGCGAGTATTTTATTCATGCTATCACCATTTATTTGTAACGCTATGCATTCACTAGGCTTACGACCATTAAAGGCTACGTCTGGAATATCGAAATCTTTTGTTTCAATTTCGACTGTCTCAAAATTTCCAGCAGAAACTTTTCCATAAAATGGCACTTGATAGTAATGATTAATGTTTTCTAATGGAACAATATCATCTTCTAAACCAATTAAATAATCCATGCTTACACCAAAGTAAGAAGCTAGTTGAGATACAGTTTTCGCTATGGGTTCTGATTTGTTATTTTCCCAATTGGACAATTTACCTTTAGTAAAACTGTTTTTCTTGTCCTTTGAAGGGAATTTTTCATGCAGTTCATCGCTAAGTTGTTGTAAAGTCAAACCTTTTTGCTTCCTTAAATTTCTTATTCTATCTCCAAAAGTCATTTCGTTCTAACTCCTTATTATTATTTATCCCCATGAATTTAATATACACCATGTGTTGTTTATTTACAACACTTATATAAGAAGAAATGAAAAAAGTTATAAAAACACGACAAAAGTGTTGCAAAAGTAAAAAAGGTGGTGTAGTATAATAGACAAGTCGTAAATACACGACTTAGAAAAGAGGTGCGAAAATGAACGGATATAACAAGTTGAAAGGTTTGTTAACAGAAAGAGGCATCAAGAATAAAGATTTAGCCGAATTACTTGATATAAATAGAACAACTGTTAATAAAAAACTAAATCGAACTAATGGGAACGACTTTTCAATGTCAGAAGTAAGAGCAATTTGTTTGTACTTAGATATCAGTGCAGACATATATTTTTTAAACCAAAGTCGTGAAAACACGACTAAAGAAACACAAACAACTTAATAGGAGGAAAACAAATGCAAGATTTAAAAAAGATTCATGAAATAGCAGTAAAAATCATCGAACTAGCAGAAAAAGAAAAATGGAGCGAAGAGGAATTACTAACGACAATAGACCTCTTACATCTCCAAAATAAAAATACATTGTCTTTAACTGTTGATGGTAAAAAAATTATTTAGGATTTTTTGTATTCATATCAACATCAAAAGTTAAAGGGTTTTCATCAACCAAAATTAATAGGTGACTTGAACGTATATCAATATTATTGCCGTCAACGTGGATTGTTACGACCAAACCATTTTCGTAAGCTAATCGAACACCTTTGCTACCATCTACAAATTCACATGGTGTTTCTTCAAACTTACCGGCATTTCTAACATTGATACTAAAGTTATAGTTAGTTTTCAATCTTATCACCACCCACCATCGCAGTAGCGATAAATAAATTATACACGAAAGGAGCATAAACAATATGCAAGCATTAAAAACAAAATCGAACATCGGCGAAATGTTCAACATACAAGAAAAAGAAAATGGAGAAATCGCAATAAGTGCAAGAGAGTTATATAAAGCTTTGGAAGTTAAAAAGCGTTTTAGCGCTTGGGCAGAAATTAACTTGAAGCATTTCAAAGAAAATAGGGATTTTACAAGTGTACTTACAAGTACGGTTGTTAATAACGGAGCTGTAAGACAACTAGAAGATTATGCTTTAACACTTGATGTAGCTAAACATGTTGCGATGATGTCAGGTACAGAAAAAGGTTTTGATTTTAGAGAGTATTTCATCCAAGTAGAGAAAGCATGGAACAGTCCAGAAATGATTATGCAACGTGCTTTAAAAATTGCTAACAACACAATCAATCAATTAGAAACAAAGATTGAACGTGATAAACCAAAAATTGTATTTGCAGATGCAGTAGCTACTACTAAGACATCAATTTTAGTTGGAGAGTTAGCAAAGATCATTAAACAAAACGGTATAAACATCGGGCAACGCAGATTGTTTGAGTGGTTACGTCAAAACGGATTCCTTATTAAACGCAAGGGTGTGGATTATAACATGCCTACACAGTATTCAATGGAACGTGAGTTATTCGAAATTAAAGAAACATCAATCACACATTCGGACGGTCACACATCAATTAGTAAGACGCCAAAAGTAACAGGCAAAGGACAACAATACTTTGTTAATAAGTTTTTAGGAGAAAAATAAAAATCTTAATAGGAGGAATTATCAATGAACACACTATACAAAACAACCCTCCTCATCACAATGGCAGTTGTGACTTGGAAGGTTTGGAAGATTGAACGAAATACGAGAAAGCCTGTAATCAATCGAAATGATTTTAGTAAAGAATCTACAGCAGAAACGATTGAGCGACACAGTGATCCTGATTCAGGAATAAAACTACTTAAGGCATTTTCTGACTTCACTAAAGAGAACCTTACCTAATTCTAAGAAGATGAAGTTTCGTTGGTACTCAAGTGATTCATGTAAAGCGGTAGAGTAAATCTTTTCACTGGAAACACCTTCATCAGCATTCTCTGTAAGTTTTTGAAGGTTCTTCTTGAAGTGTTCACTTTGACCACCGTATAGTTCATCAGCTTCATTAACAATTTTATAGTAAAGCTGTTCATATTCACTATATGACATATTATCCACCTCCTTTCACTAGGAGATAACTAAATTATACACAACACAAAAATAAAAAGGAGGAAAAGATATGATGAAAAATAGTTTGCAAGCTAAAGAACTTGCGGTAATTTTATCTGTTTCTAAATCCAAAGCAGGACAAATAATAAGAGAACTGAATAAAGAGCTTGAAGATGAAGGATACATTGCGATACGAGGCAGAATACCCGTCCAATTAGCTAGGAAAAAATTCCCTTATCACGACTTATCAGACCAGAGAATAATGGAGGAGTTGAAAAAAGAAAATGAGTAAAACTTATAAAAGCTACCTATTAGCAGTACTGTGCTTCACAGTCTTAGCGATTGTACTCATGCCGTTTCTATACTTCACTACAGCATGGTCAATTGCAGGATTCGCAAGTATCGCAACATTCATATTTTATAAGGAATACTTTTATGAAGAATAAAAAAACTGCTACTCAGAGCAATGAGTAACAGTGTCAAACATATCTAATAAAGAAATAAAAAATATGTTTTCAATATAAAACGAAATACGGAGGATGTCAACTATGACTAAAAAATATAAAGACATGACGCAGGAAGAAATAAAAGACTTATTATCTGAAAAAACCGCAGAATTATATGAATTAGCGAAAGAAATTAAGGGAGAAAGTAAATTTGATATTTTGCTTTTCTCATCAATAGGAGTTATCGACGGAGATTATTTAGCAGGTTCAAGTTCTGTGATTGGTCATACTTTCGATCTTGCTTCCTTATTGGATAGCACTAAGAGTTATAAAGACATTGTCAATGTTCTCCAAATGTGTAAATCACAAAAATTTCTCGGTATTGATGACAGCAAGGAGGACTAAAACAATGTATTACGAAGTAGGCGAAATCATACGCAAAAATATTCATGTTAACGGATTCGATTTTAAGCTATTCATTTTAAAAGGTCATATGGGCATATCAATACAAGTTAAAGATATGAACAACGTACCAATTAAACATGCTTATGTCGTAGATGAGAATGACTTAGATATGGCATCAGAATTATTCAACCAAGCAATAGATGAATGGATTGAAGAGAACACAGACGAACAGGACAGACTAATTAACTTAGTCATGAAATGGTAGAGGGGGATTAACTAATGGCTAATCTATATGAGCTATCAGAAGCATTTAAAAAGTTGTCTAATCAAGATGAATTAGATCCAACATTATTAAAAGACACATTAGATTCTATCCAAGCAGAAATGAATGTCAAAGTAGATAACATCGTCAATTGGAGACGTGAAACATTAGGTGACATAGATGTCATAGATAAAGAGATTAAGCGACTTCAAAATTTAAAAAAACAAAAACAAAATTTAACTGATCGATTAAAAGATTATTTAAAAGAGATGTTAGAAACACAGGAAGTAGATAGTTACCGCACAGCTACTAATCATATTTACAAGCGCAAAAACGGGGCTAGTAAAAATATTATCGATGAAAAACTTATTCCAAAGGATTATTGGCTATCACAAGCCCCGAAACTTAATTCTAAGCAACTAATCGATGATTTGAAAGATGGGAAAGATATTCCTGGCGTTGAATTAAAGGTAACAGAAAGCCTGGTGATTAAGTGATGAATAAATCAGAAACAGTTGTAGAAATAAACAAAGCTATGGTTGCGTTTCGTAAAGAAGTAAAACAACCGCTCAAAGATAAAAATAATCCATTTTTCAAATCAAAATACGTACCTCTTGAGAACGTTGTAGAAGCCATTGACGAGGCGGCAACACCTCATGGACTGTCTTATACTCAATGGGCTTTGAACGATGTAGACGGGCGCGTAGGAGTCGCTACAATGCTTATGCATGAAAGCGGTGAATATATCGAGTATGATCCTGTATTTATGAATGCAGAAAAGAATACGCCACAAGGAGCAGGCTCGTTAATAAGTTATCTTAAACGTTATTCGCTATCTGCGATTTTCGGTATTACTAGTGACCAAGACGATGACGGAAATGAAGCAAGTGGAAAAAATAATAATCCAAAACAGCAAACTAGAACGCAATGGGCAAGTAGCGAAACTATAGGGATTTTAAGGAAAGAGGTTATAAGTTTCACTAAATTGATAAAGGGCACGGATAAAGAAGCTCCACAAAATATAGTAGAACAAAAATTCGACATAAATAACTATAAATTAACAGAAAAACAAGCAGCAGAAGCTATTCAAAAAATACGAAACAACGCAAAAACAATTACTGGAGGAAAACAATAATGTTAAACAGAACAGTATTAGTAGGACGCTTAACAAAAGATCCAGAATATAGAACAACGCCGAATGGTGTGAGTGTTACCACTTTCACTATCGCAGTTAACAGAACATTTACTAACGCTCAAGGAGAACGTGAGGCAGACTTTATTAACTGTGTAACTTTTAGAAAACAAGCAGAAAATGTAAATAATTATTTATCCAAAGGGTCATTGGCTGGCGTTGATGGACGTTTACAATCACGCAGTTATGAAAACAAAGACGGGCAACGTGTGTTTGTTACAGAAGTAGTAGCGGACAGTGTTCAATTCTTAGAACCGAAGAATAACAACCAACAACAAAACAACAATTATCATCAACAAAGACAAACTCAAACTGGTAATAATCCTTTTGATAATACCACTGCGATTACTGATGATGACCTCCCGTTCTGATTGGAATGATTAGATGCCAATAATTACTAGTTATATCACTCAAGACGACGGCACAACAACAGTTGTCATCTCGGGTGTTGAATTAGGCAATAAAGAAACATTACTACTTGATAACGGATTTGATGTGGAAGTAGATGTAAACGTTATAGATCCGTTTCAAATTACTGGACAACAACGTAAATTGATATTCGCATTGTGTAACGATATAGAAGCTCATACAGGACAGCCTCGAGATTATATGAGACAAATGTTCCAAGATTATGTGAAGTTTCTGTATGGCTATGAAGAACGCATATCTTTATCAAATTGTTCTCGAACTATAGCTAAGCAAATTATAGAAGCGATGTTTGAGTGGATTTTTACAAATGCGATTCCATTAAATTATAAAACAAGCAAATTGATGAAAGAAGATAAAAATTATCTTTATTGGGCAACTGTTACGCGTCATTGCATTATATGCGGAAAGCCTCACGCTGACCTAGCGCATTATGAAGCAGTCGGCAGAGGCATGAACAGAAATAAGATGAATCACTATGACAAACATGTATTAGCGTTATGTCGCGAACATCATAACCAGCAACACGCGATGGGCGTTAAGTCATTTGATGATAAATATCAATTGCATGACTCGTGGATAAAAGTTGATGAGAGGCTCAACGAAATGCTGAAAGGAGAAAACAATGGGAGAAGTATCGTGGATAAAACTTAAAGTTGGCATGTTTGATGACAGCAAAATCAAATATATCGAAGCTTTACCCGAAAGAGATACGATCATAACCATTTGGGTTAAGTTGCTAACTTTATCAGGAAAGTACAACGAACAAGGTTACATTATGCTATCTGAAAATTTGCCGTACAACGAAGAAATGTTAGCAAATGAGTTTAGCCGACCTATCAACTCAATAAGGTTAGCAATTCAAACTTTTGAGACATTGGGCATGATTGAAAAAGTTAATGGTGTCATAAAAGTGACAAACTGGGAAAAGCACCAAAACATTGAAGGACTCGAGAAAATCAGGGCGCAGAACAGATTGAGGAAACAAAAGCAACGAGAAAACAACAGAAAATTGTTGAATGGTCACGTGACGTCACGTGACAGTCACGCAACAGAAGAAGATAAAGAATTAGATAAAGAATTAGAAAGAGATAAAGAAAAAGATATAGATAAGAATTTAAGTTCAAATAATAGCGCAACTGACGTTACGCATGAGCAATTTGAGGAATGGTGGAAACTTTACAACAAGAAAAAAGATAAGAAGATGTCTTTCGCTAAATTCAAATCATGCTTAAAGAAACATACTTTTGAGCAAATCATGCAAGGTACTCGAGAATATTTAAAAACTATTACAGACAAACAATATCAAAAGTACCCTAAAACGTTTTTAACTAACGAAAGCTATATGAATGATTATAGCGAAGAGATTAAAGAAACTGGCATAGATCAATTGGAACGTATGAAGTACGACGAAAGTTATTGGGACTAGGAGGATCTTATGAAACCGTTATTCAACGAAAAAATAAACGAAAGTTTAAAAAAGTATCAACCAATCGAAGTAATACTAAGACAGAATTGCGATAAATGTGGGCGTCAATACGACTTATATAAGTTTGAAAATGGATATGAATACAAAGACGGTTGCGAATGCGAAATTCAAAGATTGGCTTATGAAGAATACAAAAGGAATAAACAAAAGAAACTTGATTATATTTTCAATCAATCAAATGTTAATCCGTCATTAAGAGATGCAACAGTCAACAACTATAAGCCACAAAATGAAAAACAAGTACAAGCTAAACAAACAGCAATAGAGTACGTACAAGGCTTCTCTACAAAAGAACCAAAATCATTAATATTGCAAGGTTCATATGGAACTGGTAAAAGCCACCTAGCATACGCTATAGCAAAAGCAGTCAAAGCTAAAGGGCATACAGTTGCTTTTATGCATATACCAATGTTGATGGATCGTATCAAAGCGACATACAACAAAAATGCAGTTGAAACTACAGACGAGCTAGTCAGATTGCTAAGTGATATTGATTTACTTGTACTAGATGATATGGGTGTAGAAAACACAGAACACACTTTAAATAAACTTTTTAGCATTGTTGATAACAGAGTAGGTAAAAACAACATCTTTACAACTAACTTTAGTGATAAAGAACTAAATCAAAATATGAACTGGCAACGTATCAATTCAAGAATGAAACACAATGCAAGAAAAGTAAGAGTAATCGGAGACGATTTCAGGGAGCGAGATGCATGGTAATAACAAAACAAAATATAAAAGAAATATTACATTGTAGAGATGTATATGCTCAAAAGATGATTGATTTTGCAAACGGAGACCAAGAGAAACTTAAAAAACTTATTGATGATAAGTTGAAAGAAAAAGAAGAAAGATCCGCTATCGTCGAATATTAAGGAGTGTTAAAAATGCCGAAAGAAAAATATTACTTATACCGAGAAGATGGCACGGAAGATATTAAGGTCATCAAGTATAAAGACAACGTAAATGAAGTTTATTCGCTCACAGGAGCCCATTTCAGCGACGAAAAGAAAATCATGACTGATAGTGACCTAAAACGATTCAAAGGCGCTCACGGACTTCTATATGAGCAAGAGCTAGGTTTACAAGCAACGATATTTGATATTTAGAGGTGGACGATGAGTAAATACAACGCTAAGAAAGTTGAGTACAAAGGAATTGTATTTGATAGCAAAGTAGAGTGTGAATATTACCAATATTTAGAAAGTAATATGAATGGCACTAACTATGATCGTATCGAAATACAACCGAAATTCGAACTACAACCTAAATTTGGGAAACAAAGACCGATTACGTATATAGCTGATTTCTCTTTGTGGAAGGATGGCAAACTGGTCGAAGTTTTAGATGTTAAAGGTAAGGCGACTGAAGTTGCCAACATCAAAGCGAAGATATTCAGATATCAGTATAGAGATGTGAATTTAACGTGGATATGTAAAGCACCTAAGTACACAGGCAAAACATGGATTACTTACGAGGAATTAATTAAAGCAAGACGAGAACGCAAAAGAGAAATGAAGTGATCTAATGCAACAACAAGCATATATAAACGCAACGATTGATATAAGAATACCTACAGAAGTTGAATATAAGCATTTTGGTGATGTGGATAACGAAAAAGATGCGCTGGCAGATTACTTATATAACAATCCTAACGAAATACTAGAGTATGACAATTTAAAAATTAGAAACGTAAATATAGAGGTGGAATAAATGGCAAGAATTACCAAAGAAACAAAAACTGTAAGCGACGGTTATTCAAGAGAAGACCGAGAAACGACATTGAACTATGATTACGAAAATCAAGAATGGATTGCTTACTCATCGGTACCGACACATATTACTAGAATGACAAAGTTGTACGGCGATGATGTAGAGGTATTGGAACGATTAGAATCTGGGACTGCGGTATTGGTTAGGGCGAAACTACCTAAAAGCGCAATAGGTTTTAGAAAATTAATGTCTGAAGAGCGACGACAAGAATTATCTGAGAGAGCAAAAAGAGCTTTTGGTCATTAGTGCTCGTGAATATAGGGCGAAAAACGACCAAAAAGACACACTAATACTTTTTAGGATAAATAACATCCAGAGAAAAAAACATGAGCTTTAAAAATTTTAACACAGGATAAATACAGAGGTGGAATAAATGAGTATCGTAAAGATTAACGGTAAACCATATAAATTTACCGAACATGAAAATGAATTGATAAAAAAGAATGGTTTAACTCCAGGAATGGTTGCAAAAAGAGTACGAGGTGGCTGGGCGTTGTTAGAAGCCTTACATGCACCTTATGGTATGCGCTTAGCTGAGTATAAAGAAATTGTGTTATCCAAAATCATGGAGCGAGAGAGCAAAGAGCGTGAAATGTCTAGGCAACGACGTAAAGAGGCTGAACTACGTAAGAAGAAGCCACATTTGTTTAATGTACCACAGAAACATTCACGTGATCCGTACTGGTTTGATACTACTTATAACCAAATGTTCAAGAAATGGAGTGAAGCATAATGAGCATAATCAGTAACAGAAAAGTAGATATGAATGAAATGCAAGACAATGTTAAACAACCTGCGCATTACACATACGGCGACATTGAAATTATAGATTTCATCGAACAAGTTACGGCACAGTATCCACCACAATTAGCATTCGCAATAGGTAATGCAATCAAATACTTGTCTAGAGCACCGTTAAAGAATGGTCATGAGGATTTAGCAAAGGCGAAGTTTTACGTCGATAGAGTATTTGACTTGTGGGAGTGATGACCATGACAGATAGCGGACGTAAAGAATACTTAAAACATTTTTTCGGCTCTAAGAGATATCTGTATCAGGATAACGAACGAGTGGCACATATCCATGTAGTAAATGGCACTTATTACTTTCACGGTCATATCGTGCCAGGTTGGCAAGGTGTGAAAAAGACATTTGATACAGCGGAAGAGCTTGAAACATATATAAAGCAAAGTGATTTGGAATATGAGGAACAGAAGCAACTAACTTTATTTTAAAAGGGCGGAAACAATGAAAATCAAAATTGAAAAAGAAATGAATTTACCTGAACTTATCCAATGGGCTTGGGATAACCCCAAGTTATCAGGTAATAAAAGATTCTATTCAAATGATGTTGAGCGCAACTGTTTTGTGACTTTTCATGTTGATAGCATCTTATGTAATGTGACTGGATATGTATCAATTAACGATAAATTTACTGTTCAAGAGGAGATATAACAATGAAAATCAAAGTTAAAAAAGAAATGAGATTAGATGAATTAATTAAATGGGCGCGAGAAAATCCGGATCTATCACAAGGAAAAATATTTTTTTCAACAGGATTTAGTGATGGATTCGTTCGTTTTCATCCAAATACAAATAAGTGTTCGACGTCAAGTTTTATTCCAATTGATATCCCCTTCATAGTTGATATTGAAAAAGAAGTAACGGAAGAGACTAAGGTTGATAGGTTGATTGAATTATTCGAGATTCAAGAAGGAGACTATAACTCTACACTATATGAGAACACTAGTATAAAAGAATGTTTATATGGCAGATGTGTGCCTACCAAAGCATTCTACATCTTAAACGATGACCTAACTATGACGTTAATCTGGAAAGATGGGGAGTTGCTAGTATGATGTTGAAATTTAAAGCTTGGGATAAAGATAAAAAAGTTATGAGTATTATTGACGAAATCGATTTTAATAGTGGGTACATTTTGATTTCAACAGGTTATAAAAGTTTCAATGAAGTAAAACTATTACAATACACAGGATTTAAAGATGTGCACGGTGTGGAGATTTATGAAGGGGATATTGTTCAAGATTGTTATTCGAGAGAAGTAAGTTTTATCGAGTTTAAAGAAGGAGCCTTTTATATAACTTTTAGCAATGTAACTGAATTACTAAGTGAAAATGACGATATTATTGAAATTGTTGGAAATATTTTTGAAAATGAGATGCTATTGGAGGTTATGAGATGACGTTCACCTTATCAGATGAACAATATAAAAATCTTTGTACTAACTTTATTTTAGAGGAGATGAAAATGATGAGAATTAAAACTGCAAGCATAGAGGTCGAAAAAGTGGAGGTAGTAGTATGATGCCTAGTTTAATTGATACTGGAGATGACAATGATGATTAAAAAACTTAAAAATATGGATTGGTTCGATATCTTTATTGCTGGAATACTGCGATTATTCGGCGTAATCGCACTGATGCTTGTTGTCATATCGCCTATCTATACAGTGGCTAGCTACCAAAACAAAGAAGTACATCAAGGGACAATTACAGATAAATATAACAAGAGACAAGATAAAGAAGACAAGTTCTATATTGTATTAGACAACAAACAAGTCATTGAAAACTCCGACTTATTATTCAAAAAGAAATTTGATAGCGCAGACATACAAGCTAGGTTAAAAGTAGGCGACAAAGTAGAAGTTAAGACGATTGGATATAGAATACACTTTTTAAATTTATATCCGGTCTTATACGAAGCAAAGAAGGTAGATAAACAATGATTAAACAAATATTAAGACTATTATTCTTACTAGCAATGTATGAGCTAGGTAAGTATGTAACTGAGCAAGTATATATTATGATGACGGCTAATGATGATGTAGAGGCGTCGAGTGATTACGAAAAAATCAGAGCTGAAGTTTCATGGTAATAGCTATTATCATTTTTGAATTAATTATATTAATGTGTGTAGCAATAGCACTGGAGGTGTTGTAAATATGTGGATTGTCATTTCAATTGTTTTATCTATATTTTTATTGATCTTGTTAAGTAGCATTTCTCATAAGATGAAAACCATAGAAGCATTGGAGTATATGAATGCTTATCTTTTCAAGCAGTTAGTAAAAAATAATGGTGTTGAAGGTTTAGAAGATTATGAAAATGAAGTTGAACGAATTAGAAAAAGATTCAAAAGCTAAAGAGAGGCGTTGGCTTCTCTGCTCTATCTAAAATAATGAAAGGAGCCGAACATGTTAGACAAAGTCACTCAAATAGAAACAATTAAATATGATCGTGATGTCTCATATTCTTATGCTGCTAGTCGTTTATCTACACATTGGACTAATCACAATATGGCTTGGTCTGACTTTATGCAGAAGCTAGCACAAACAGTTAGAACTAAAGAAGATTTAACTGAGTACAATAAAATGTCTAAGTCTGAACAAGCCGATATAAAAGATGTTGGCGGATTTGTCGGTGGATATTTAAAAGAAGGCAAACGGCGTGCTGGTCAAGTCATGAATCGTTCAATGCTAACACTTGATATCGATTATGCAGCCCAAGATATGACTGACATATTATCTATGTTTTATGATTTTGCATATTGTTTATATTCAACACATAAGCATAGAGAGATAAGTCCAAGACTGCGTTTAGTGATTCCTTTAAAACGAAATGTAAATGCAGATGAGTATGAAGCTATTGGGCGTAAAGTCGCAGATATCGTTGGCATGGATTACTTCGATGATACAACTTATCAACCTCATAGGTTAATGTATTGGCCTTCAACTAGCAACGATGCGGAATTTTTCTTTACCTATGAAGATTTACCTTTGTTAGATCCAGATACAATATTAAATGAATATGTTGATTGGACTGACACATTAGAATGGCCAACGTCTTCAAGGGAAGAGAGTAAGACTAAAAGATTAGCAGATAAGCAAGGTGACCCAGAAGAAAAGCCGGGAATTGTTGGCGCATTTTGTAGAGCCTATACGATAGAAGAAGCTATATCAACTTTTATTCCTGACTTATACGAAAAACATTCTACTAACCGTTATACCTATCATGAAGGTTCAACTGCAGGTGGATTGGTGTTATACGAAAATAACAAGTTTGCCTATTCTCATCATAATACGGATCCCGTAAGCGGTATGCTTGTGAACAGTTTTGATTTAGTACGCATACACTTATATGGTGCTCAAGATGAAGACACTAAAACAGATACTCCGGTTAATCGACTACCTAGTTATAAAGCAATGCAGCAAAGAGCGCAAAATGATGAGGTTGTTAAAAAGCAATTAATTAATGACAAAATGTCTGATGCAATGCAGGATTTCGATGAAATAGAAAATAGCGATGATGCATGGTCTGAGACGTTAGAAATTACTTCGAAAGGTACTTTCAAAGCTAGTATTCCAAATATAGAAATTATATTGCGTAATGATCCAAATTTAAAAGGAAAAATAGCATTTAATGAATTTACAAAACAAATTGAATGCTTAGGGAAAATGCCATGGAATAATAATTTTAAAATACGTCAATGGCAAGACGGTGATGATAGCAGTTTAAGAAGTTATATCGAAAAGATTTATGACATACACCATTCAGGCAAAACAAAAGATGCCATTATAAGCGTAGCAATGCAAAATGCCTATCATCCAGTAAGAGATTATCTAAATAAAATATCGTGGGATGGGCATAAACGTCTTGAAAAGTTATTTATCAAATACTTAGGTGTTGAAGACACTGAAGTGAATAGAACAACTACCAAAAAAGCATTGACTGCTGGAATCGCTCGAGTAATGGAGCCTGGATGTAAATTTGACTACATGCTAACTCTTTTCGGTCCTCAAGGTGTAGGTAAATCTGCTTTGCTAAAAAAATTAGGTGGTGCATGGTTTTCTGACAGTTTAGTTTCTGTTACAGGTAAAGAAGCTTATGAGGCATTACAAGGCGTTTGGCTAATGGAAATGGCAGAACTTGCAGCTACAAGAAAAGCTGAAGTTGAAGCTATTAAGCATTTCATATCTAAACAAGTTGACCGATTTCGTGTTGCTTATGGGCATTATATTGAAGATTTTCCAAGGCAATGTATTTTCATTGGTACAACTAATAAAGTTGATTTCTTAAGAGATGAAACTGGTGGAAGACGTTTTTGGCCAATGACTGTAAATCCAGAGAGAGTTGAAGTGAACTGGTCTAAACTAACCAAAGATGAGATTGACCAAATTTGGGCAGAAGCTAAACACTATTATGAACAAGGAGAAGAGTTGTTCCTTAACCCTGAACTAGAAGAAGAAATGCGTTCAATCCAAAGTAAACATACTGAGGAATCTCCATATACAGGTATTATTGATGAATATCTTAACACGCCAATCCCAAGCAATTGGGAAGACTTGAGTATCTTTGAAAGAAGACGATTTTATCAAGGTGATGTTGATATGTTACCAACAGGAAATGTAGATTACGTTGAAAGAAATAAGGTCTGTGCGCTTGAAGTGTTTGTTGAATGTTTTGGTAAGGATAAGGGAGATAGTAGAGGATCTATGGAAATTAGAAAGATTTCAAACATCTTAAGACAATTAGACAATTGGTCTGTATATGATGGCAATAAAAGTGGGAAAATTCGATTTGGAAAAGATTATGGTGTACAGATAGCTTATGTAAGAGATGAAAGTTTAGAAGATTTAATATAAGAAATGTTGAATAAATATACATTTTAGAGTGTTGTATCAGATGTTGCATCATTTTTTGAGTGATGCAACACGGGAGTGTAAAAAGTAATCGTAGGTGTTGTATCATTTTTGGTGATGCAACATTGATGCAACAAATGATACAACATCTCTTTCCCTTCTCGCTGTAAGGTTCAACCCTGTTTGTTTCCAATGTTGCATCAAATTCACTATAAAGTTTAAAAAGTAGTGTTAGGGAGTAAAGGGGTATAGGGGTAACCCTCTAACAGCTATTTTTAAAAGTTTGGCAAGAATTGATGCAACATCGGAACACAAATATAAATTTTGTATACAAGGTGAATATATGAAAGAGTCGACATTAGAAAAATATTTAGTGAAAGAGATAACAAAGCTAAACGGTTTATGTTTAAAATGGGTTGCACCTGGAACAAGGGGTGTACCAGATAGAATTATTATTATGCCAGAAGGAAAAACATTTTTTGTAGAAATGAAGCAAGAAAAGGGAAAGTTGCATCCTTTACAAAAATATGTGCATAGACAATTTGAAAACAGAGATCATACAGTATATGTGTTATGGAATAAAGAACAAGTAAACACTTTTATAAGAATGGTAGGTGGAACATTTGGCGATTGACTTCAAACCACATAGCTATCAAAAGTATGCAATAGATAAAGTGATAGATAATGAGAAATACGGTCTGTTTTTAGATATGGGGCTAGGGAAAACAGTATCAACACTTACAGCATTTAGTGATTTGCAGTTGTTAGACACTAAAAAAATGTTAGTCATAGCACCTAAACAAGTTGCTAAAGATACATGGGTTGATGAAGTTGATAAGTGGAACCATTTAAATCATCTGAAAGTGTCGTTAGTCTTAGGAACACCTAAAGAAAGAAATGATGCATTAAACACAGAGGCTGATATCTATGTAACCAATAAAGAAAATACTAAATGGTTATGTGATCAATATAAAAAAGAATGGCCATTTGACATGGTTGTGATTGATGAACTGTCTACATTTAAAAGTCCTAAGAGTCAAAGGTTTAAATCTATTAAAAAGAAATTACCACTCATTAATAGATTTATAGGATTAACAGGAACACCTAGCCCAAATAGTTTACAGGATTTATGGGCTCAAGTTTATTTGATAGACAGAGGTGAAAGACTTGAGTCTTCATTCAGTCGTTATCGAGAAAGGTACTTTAAACCAACTCATCAAGTTAGCGAACATATTTTTAAGTGGGAGCTAAGAGACGGATCTGAAGAAAAGATATATAAACAAATAGAAGATATATGTTTAAGCATGAAAGCGAAAGATTATCTGGATATGCCTGACAGAGTTGATACTAAACAAACAGTAGTCTTATCTGAAAAAGAAAGAAAAGTATATGAAGAATTAGAAAAAAACTATATTTTAGAATCGGAAGAAGAAGGAACAGTTGTAGCTCAGAATGGGGCATCATTAAGTCAAAAACTACTTCAACTATCTAACGGTGCAGTTTATACAGATGATGAAGATGTAAGACTTATACATGATAAGAAGTTAGATAAGTTAGAGGAAATTATAGAGGAGTCTCAAGGCCAACCAATATTATTGTTTTATAACTTCAAACATGATAAAGAAAGAATACTTCAAAGGTTTAAGGAAGCAACCACATTAGAGGATTCAAACTATAAAGAACGGTGGAATAGTGGCAACATTAAACTACTTATAGCACATCCAGCGAGTGCAGGACATGGATTAAACTTACAACAAGGTGGACACATCATTGTTTGGTTTGGACTTACATGGTCGTTGGAACTATATCAACAAGCAAATGCTAGATTATATAGACAAGGACAAAATCATACAACTATTATTCATCATATTATGACCGATAATACGATAGATCAAAGAGTATATGAAGCTCTACAAAATAAAGAACTAACGCAAGAAGAATTGATGAAAGCTATTAAAGCAAGAATAGCTAACCATAAGTAATGGAGGTCTGAAATGGGGAACACAATATATGATATCAAGCCAGGAACATTTAAATATATTGAATCAGAAATATATAATTTAAATGAGAACAAGAAAGAAATAAAAAGATTGAGGTTGGAAATACTTAATCCAACGAAGGAACAAGATTCCAATATTGTATATGGACCATTACAAAAAGGCGAACCAGTTAGAACAACTGAACTAATGGCAACTAGATTATTAACTAATAAGATGTTACGAAACCTAGAAGAAATGGTTGAAGCGGTTGAAAGTGAATACTTAAAGTTGCCTGAAGATCATAAGAAAGTAATAAGGCTCAAGTATTGGAATAAAGAAAAGAAGTTAAAGATGGAACAGATAGGACATGAATGTCATATGCATCGTAATACTGTCACTACTATAAGAAAGAACTTTGTTAAAGCGGTAGCGTATCATGCAGGTATCAAATAACATTGTGCAAAGATTGTGCAAAAGCCCTACAAATCTGTAGTAATATGATAGTATCGGATAGATGTATAAAGTTATCTAAAAGTTATACGACACAAGTACATGAGGCACATCGCTATGCGGTGTGTCTTTTGTTATGCAATCAAAGAGGTGTAAGAGATGACCAAGCATAATAACATCTATAAGCATGGCCGTAAGTCATATCAATACGATTGGTTCTATCATTCAAAAGCATGGAAGAAGTTAAGAGAGATTGCATTAGATAGAGATAATTATCTTTGTCAAATGTGTTTACGTGAAGATGTTGTAACAGATGCAAACCTAGTGCATCACATTATTTATGTTGATGAAGATTTTAACAAAGCTTTAGACTTGGATAATTTGATGTCTGTTTGTTATAGCTGTCATAACAAAATTCATGCAAACGATAATGATAAAAGCAATCTAAAAAAAATTAGAGTTCTAAAAATTTAAATAAAAAAATATAGCCCCCTGCCCATCGGCTTAAAATGTTTTTTCGCCGGGTACCGGCGGGGGCCCTTCGCTTGCAACGCGGATAAACTTTTATGAAAGGGGGTCTTTATATGAAATTAACAAAAAAACAGCTAAAAGAATATATAGAGGATTACAAAAAATCTGATGACATATTAATTAACTTGTATATAGAAACATATGAATTTTATTGTCGGTTAAGAGATGAACTTAAAAATAGTGATTTGATGATAGAGCATACAAACAAGGCTGGTGCGAGCAATATTGTTAAGAATCCATTAAGCATAGAACTGACAAAAACAGTTCAAACACTAAATAACTTACTCAAGTCTATGGGTTTAACAGCAGCACAAAGAAAAAAGATAGTTCAAGAAGAAGGTGGATTTGGTGACTATTAAAGTTTTAAATGAACCTTCACCAAAACTATTAACAACATGGTATGCAGAGCAAGTCACTCAAGGGAAAATAAAAACAAGCAAATATGTTAGAAAAGAATGTGATAGGCATCTTAGATATTTAGAAAATGGAGGTAAATGGGTATTTGATGAAGAATTAGCGCATCGTCCTATTCGATTTATAGAAAAGTTTTGTAAACCTTCCAAAGGATCTAAACGTCAACTTGTATTACAGCCATGGCAACATTTTATTATCGGCAGTTTGTTTGGTTGGGTTCATAAAGAAACAAAACTGCGCAGGTTTAAAGAAGCTTTGATATTTATGGGGCGAAAAAATGGTAAAACAACTACTATATCTGGTGTTGCTAACTATGCTGTTTCTCAAGATGGAGAAAACGGCGCTGAAATCCATCTTTTAGCAAACGTAATGAAACAAGCTAGAATATTATTCGATGAATCTAAGGCGATGATAAAAGCTAGCCCAAAGCTTGATAAAAATTTCAGAACATTAAGAGATGAAATCCATTATGACGCAACGATATCAAAAATTATGCCCCAAGCATCAGATAGCGATAAGTTAGATGGATTGAATACACACATGGGGATTTTTGATGAAATTCATGAATTTAAAGACTATAAATTGATTTCAGTTATAAAAAACTCAAGAGCTGCAAGGTTACAACCTCTTCTCATCTACATTACGACAGCAGGGTATCAATTAGATGGTCCACTTGTTGATATGGTAGAAGCGGGAAGAGACACCTTAGATCAAATCATAGAAGACGAAAGAACTTTTTATTATTTAGCATCTTTGGATGATGACGATGATATTAATGATTCGTCGAACTGGATAAAAGCAAATCCCAACTTAGGTGTCTCTATAAATTTAGATGAGATGAAAGAAGAGTGGGAAAAAGCTAAGAGAACACCAGCTGAACGTGGAGATTTTATAACCAAAAGGTTTAATATCTTTGCTAATAATGACGAGATGAGTTTTATTGATTACCCAACACTCCAAAAAAATAATGAAATTGTTTCTTTAGAAGAGCTGGAAGGCAGACCATGCACGATTGGTTATGATTTATCAGAAACAGAGGACTTTACAGCCGCGTGTGCTACTTTTGCGTTAGATAATGGTAAAGTTGCAGTTTTATCGCATTCATGGATTCCTAAGCACAAAGTTGAATATTCTAACGAAAAAATACCCTATAGAGAATGGGAAGAAGATGGCTTATTAACAGTGCAAGATAAGCCTTATATTGACTACCAAGATGTTTTAAATTGGATAATTAAGATGAATGAGCATTATGTAGTAGAAAAAATTACTTATGATAGAGCGAACGCATTCAAACTAAATCAAGAGTTAAAAAATTACGGGTTTGAAACGGAAGAAACAAGACAAGGAGCTTTGACCTTGAGCCCTGCATTGAAGGATTTAAAAGAAATGTTTTTAGATGGGAAAATAATATTTAATAATAATCCTTTAATGAAATGGTATATCAATAATGTTCAGTTGAAACTAGACAGAAACGGAAACTGGTTGCCGTCTAAGCAAAGCAGATATCGTAAAATAGATGGCTTTGCAGCATTTTTAAACACATATACAGATATTATGAATAAAGTTGTTTCTGATAGTGGTGAAGGAAACATAGAGTTTATTAGTATTAAAGACATAATGCGTTAAGGAGGTGAATGTTATCGCAAAAGAGAATATTGTCACACGCATAAAGAAAAAATTGATAGACAATTGGATTGATCAGTCAACTTCTAAGCTTTATGACTTTAGCCCATGGAAAAATAGATCTTTTTGGGGTGTAATTAATAATACGCTTGAAACTAATGAAACGATATTTTCAGCTATTACAAAGTTATCTAATTCGATGGCTAGTTTGCCCTTGAAAATGTATGAAGATTATAAAGTAGTTAATACAGAAGTATCTGATTTACTTACAGTGTCACCGAATAATTCTCTGAGCAGTTTTGATTTTATTAATCAAATTGAAACAATCAGAAATGAAAAAGGTAATGCATATGTGCTAATTGAACGAGACATCTATCATCAACCATCAAAGCTTTTCTTATTAAATCCAGATGTTGTTGAAATGTTAATTGAAAACCAATCACGTGAACTTTATTATTCCATTCATGCTGCAACTGGAAATAAATTGATTGTTCATAATATGGACATGTTGCATTTTAAACACATCGTGGCATCTAATATGGTGCAAGGCATTAGTCCGATTGATGTGTTGAAGAATACAACTGATTTTGATAATGCAGTAAGAACCTTTAATCTTACAGAAATGCAAAAACCTGATTCTTTCATGCTTAAATATGGTTCCAATGTAGGTAAAGAAAAAAGGCAGCAAGTGTTAGAAGATTTCAAACAGTACTATGAAGAAAACGGTGGAATATTATTCCAAGAGCCTGGTGTTGAAATCGAACCGTTACCTAAAAAATATGTCTCTGAAGATATAGTGGCAAGCGAGAATTTAACAAGAGAAAGAGTAGCTAACGTTTTTCAATTGCCCTCAGTATTCTTAAATGCAAGATCAAATACAAATTTCGCGAAAAATGAAGAGTTAAACAGATTTTACTTGCAGCATACCTTATTGCCAATCGTCAAACAGTATGAAGAAGAATTTAATCGGAAACTACTTACTAAAACAGACAGAGAAAAAAATAGGTATTTTAAATTTAACGTTAAATCTTATTTAAGGGCTGATAGTGCAACACAAGCAGAAGTGTACTTTAAAGCAGTTCGTAGTGGTTACTACACTATAAATGACATTAGAGAGTGGGAAGATTTACCACCAGTTGAAGGTGGAGATAAGCCGCTAATAAGCGGTGATTTATACCCAATTGACACGCCACTTGAATTAAGAAAATCTTTGAAAGGTGGTGATAAAAATGTCAATGAAAGCTAAGTATTTTCAAATGAAAAGAAAATCAAAAAGTAAAGGTGAAATATTTATTTATGGTGATATTGTAAGTGATAAATGGTTTGAAAGTGATGTAACTGCTACAGATTTCAAAAATAAACTAGATGAACTAGGAGACATCAGTGAAATAGATGTTCATATAAATTCATCTGGAGGCAGTGTATTTGAAGGGCATGCAATATACAATATGCTAAAAATGCATCCTGCAAAAATTAATATCTATGTCGATGCCTTAGCGGCATCAATTGCTAGTGTTATCGCTATGAGTGGTGACACTATTTTTATGCACAAAAATAGTTTTTTAATGATTCATAATTCATGGGTTATGACTGTAGGTAATGCAGAAGAATTAAGAAAGACAGCGGATTTACTTGATAAAACAGATGCTGTTAGTAATTCAGCGTATTTGGATAAAGCAAAAAACTTAGATCAAGAACAATTAAAGCAGATGTTAGATGCAGAAACATGGCTTACTGCTGAAGAAGCCTTATCTTTTGGCTTAATAGATGAAGTTTTAGGAGCTAATGAAATAGCTGCTAGTATCTCTAAAGAGCAGTATAAGCGTTTCGAGAACGTCCCGGAAGATTTAAAGAAAGATGTAGACAAAATCACAAAAATTGATGATGTAGATACATCTGAATTGGTTGAAACACCTAAAGAAAGTATGTCACTAGAAGAAAAAGAAAAAAGAGAAAAAATTAAACGCGAATGCGAAATTTTAAAAATGACAATGAGTTATTAGGAGGAAATGAAATGCCGACATTATATGAATTAAAACAATCATTAGGTATGATTGGACAACAATTAAAAAATAAAAATGATGAGTTGAGTCAGAAAGCAACAGATCCAAATATTGATATGGAAGACATCAAACAACTAGAAACAGAAAAAGCAGGCTTACAACAAAGATTTAACATTGTTGAAAGACAAGTACAAGACATTGAAGAAAAAGAAAAAGCGAAAGTTAAAGACACAGGAGAAGCTTATCAATCTTTAAATGATCATGAGAAGATGGTTAAAGCTAAGGCAGAGTTTTATCGTCACGCGATTTTACCAAATGAATTTGAAAAACCTTCAATGGAGGCACAACGTTTATTACACGCTTTACCAACAGGTAATGATTCAGGTGGAGATAAGCTCTTACCAAAAACACTTTCTAAAGAAATTGTTTCAGAACCATTTGCTAAAAACCAATTACGTGAAAAAGCTCGTCTAACTAACATTAAAGGTTTAGAGATTCCAAGAGTTTCATACACTTTAGACGATGATGATTTCATTACAGACGTAGAAACAGCAAAAGAATTAAAATTAAAAGGTGATACAGTCAAGTTCACTACTAATAAATTCAAAGTATTTGCTGCAATTTCAGATACTGTAATTCATGGATCAGATGTAGATTTAGTAAACTGGGTTGAAAACGCACTACAATCAGGATTAGCAGCTAAAGAGCGTAAAGATGCCTTAGCAGTAAGTCCTAAATCTGGATTAGAACACATGTCATTTTATAATGGATCTGTTAAAGAAGTTGAGGGAGCAGACATGTATGATGCTATTATTAACGCTTTAGCAGATTTACATGAAGATTACCGTGATAACGCAACAATTTATATGCGATATGCAGATTATGTCAAAATTATTAGTGTTCTTTCAAATGGAACAACAAATTTCTTTGACACACCAGCAGAAAAAGTATTTGGCAAACCAGTAGTATTTACAGATGCAGCAGTTAAACCTATTGTGGGAGATTTCAATTATTTTGGAATTAACTATGATGGAACAACTTATGACACTGATAAAGATGTTAAAAAAGGCGAATATTTGTTTGTATTAACAGCATGGTATGATCAGCAACGTACATTAGACAGTGCATTCAGAATTGCAAAAGCAAAAGAAAATACAGGTTCATTACCCAGCTAAACCCCAAAAGGTTAATGTAACAGCTAAGGCTAAATCAGCTGTAATATCAGCCGAATAGGGGTGATGAAATGAGTTTGGAAGAAATTAAATTGTGGTTGAGAATTGACTATAATTTCGAAAATGATTTAATTGAAGGTCTCATTCAATCGGCTAAGTCTGAATTATTATTAAGTGGGGTTCCAGATTATGACAAAGATGACTTGGAATACCCGCTTTTTTGTACAGCGATTAAATATATCATTGCAAGAGATTATGAAAGTCGTGGATACTCAAATGACCAATCTAGAAGCAAGGTGTTTAATGAAAAAGGATTGCAAAAAATGATTTTGAAATTAAAAAAGTGGTAGGTGATTTTTAAATGGAATTTAATGAATTTAAAGATCGCGCGTATTTTTTTCAATATATAAACAAAGGACCATATCCAGATGAAGAGGAAAAAATGAAATTGTATAGTTGCTTTTGTAAAATATATAATCCTTCTATGAAAGATAGAGAAATTTTAAAAACGACTGAATCAAAATCAGGATTAACCATAATTGTTAGGTCTTCTAAAATTGAATATCTACCACAAACAAATCACTTAGTTAAAATTGACAGTGCATTATATTCCGATAAATTATTCAACATTGTAGAAATAAGAATTGATACACCAGATATTGGCTATAATACAGTGGTTTTATCAGAAAAATGAGTGTAGAAATTAAAGGGATACCTGAAGTGTTGAAGAAATTAGAATCGGTATACGGTAAACAAGCAATGCAAGCTAAGAGTGATAGAGCTTTAAATAAAGCATCTGAATTTTTTATAAAGACTTTAAAGAAAGAATTCGAGAGTTTTAAAGATACGGGTGCTAGTATAGAAGAAATGACTAAATCTAAACCTTATACAAAAGTTGGCAGTCAAGAAAGAGCTGTTTTAATTGAATGGGTAGGTCCTATGAATCGCAAAAACATTATTCACTTGAATGAACATGGTTATACAAGAGATGGTAAAAAATATACACCAAGAGGTTTTGGAGTTATTGCAAAAACATTAGCTGCTAGTGAAAGGAAGTATAGAGAAATTATAAAAAAGGAGTTGGCCAGATAAATGAATATATTAAACACTGTAAAAGGAATTTTATTATCTGATGCAGAGCTCCAAACATATATAAATTCTAGAATATACTATTATAAAGTCACTGAAAATGCTGAAACTTCCAAACCTTTTGTTGTTATTACACCTATTTATGATTTACCTTCAGACTTTATGTCTGATAAATATCTTAGTGAAGAATACTTAATTCAAATAGATGTAGAATCTTCAAATAATCAGAAAACAATTGATATAACAAAACGAATAAGATACCTGTTATATCAACAAAATTTAATTCAAGCATCTAGTCAGTTAGATGCTTATTTTGAAGAAACTAAACGTTATGTGATGTCGAGACGTTATCAAGGCATACCAAAAAATATATATTATAAAAATCAGCGCATCGAATAGGTGTGCTTTTTAATATTTAAGGAGGAAATAAGCAATGGCAGAAGGACAAGGTTCTTATAAAGTAGGTTTTAAAAGATTATACGTTGGAGTTTTTAACCCAGAAGCAACAAAAGTAGTTAAACGCATGACATGGGAAGATGAAAAAGGTGGTACAGTTGACCTAAATATCACAGGTTTAGCACCAGATTTAGTAGATATGTTTGCATCTAACAAACGTGTATGGATGAAAAAACAAGGTACTAATGAAGTTAAGTCTGACATGAGTATTTTCAATATTCCAAGTGATGATTTAAACACAGTTATTGGACGTACTAAAGATAAAAATGGTACATCTTGGGTAGGAGAGAATACAAGAGCACCGTATGTAACAGTAATTGGCGAATCGGAAGATGGTTTAACAGGTCAGCCGGTATATGTAGCCTTACTTAAAGGTACTTTTAGTTTAGATTCAATTGAATTTAAAACACGAGGTGAAAAAGCAGAAGCCCCAGAACCTACAAAATTAACAGGTGACTGGATGAATAGAAAAGTTGATGTTGATGGAACGTCACAAGGTATTGTATACGGTTATCATGAAGGTAAAGAAGGAGAAGCAGAATTCTTCAAAAAAGTATTCGTTGGATACACTGACAGTGGAGAACATTCTGATGATTCTTTAGGTTCATTACCCAGCTAATCCCCAAAATGTTGAAGTTTCAGTTAATTCGAAATCTGCAACAGTTTCAGCAGAATAGGGGCTTTCAAAAAAATCAAAAGGAGAATAATTTATGACTAAAACTTTAAAGGTTTATAAAGGAGATGACGTCGTAGCCTCTGAGCAAGGCGAAGGCAAAGTATCTGTAACTTTATCTAATTTAGATGCTGATACAACATATCCAAAAGGCACTTACCAAGTGTCGTGGGAAGAAAACGGTAAAGAATCTAGTAAAGTTGATGTACCTCAATTCAAAACCAATCCAATTCTAGTTTCAGGCGTATCATTTACACCAGAAACTAAATCAATTACGGTAAATACCGATGACAATGTTGAGCCAAACATTGCACCAAGTACAGCAACGAATAAAACATTGAAATATACAAGTGAACATCCAGAGTTTGTTACTGTTGATGAGAGAACAGGAGCAATTCACGGTGTAGCTGAAGGTACTTCAGTAATCACTGCTACGTCTACTGATGGAAGCGATAAGTCAGGACAAATTTCAGTGACAGTAACAAACGGATAGGAATTTAAGGCGCAGTATATCTGCGTCTTTTTTATTTGAATAAAAGGAGCTAATACAATGATTAAATTTGAAATTAAAGATCGTAAAACAGGAAAAACAGAGAGCTATACAAAAGAAGATGTAACAATGGGCGAAGCAGAAAAATGCTATGAGTATTTAGAATTAGTAAATCAAGAGAATAAAAAAGAAGCACCTAACGCAACAAAAATGAGACAAAAAGAGCGACAGTTATTAGTAGATTTATTTAAAGATGAAGGATTGACTGAAGAAGATGTTTTGAACAAGATGAGCACTAAAACTTATACAAAAGCCTTGAAAGATATATTTCGAGAAATCAATGGTGAAGATGAAGAAGATTCAGAAACTGAACCAGAAGAGATGGGAAAGACAGAAGAACAATCTCAATAAAAGACATTTTATCGAACATTAAGAAAATACAACGTTTCTGTATGGAGCAGTATGGGTGGACATTAACTGAAGTCAGAAAACAGCCGTATGTAAAACTTTTAGAAATACTTAATGAAGAGAATAAAGAAGAGACTGAAGAAAAACAAAGTGAACAAAAAGTCATTACAGGTACGGATTTAAGAAAACTTTTTGGAAGCTAGAAAGGAGGTTAATATGAATGAAAAAGTAGAAGGCATGACCTTGGAGCTGAAATTAGACCATTTAGGTGTCCAAGAAGGCATGAAAGGTTTAAAGCGACAATTAGGTGTTGTTAATAGTGAAATGAAAGCTAATCTGTCAGCATTTGACAAGTCTGAAAAATCAATGGAAAAATATCAGGCGAGAATTAAGGGGTTAAATGATAGGCTTAAAGTTCAAAAAAAGATGTATTCTCAAGTAGAAGATGAGCTTAAACAAGTTAACGCTAATTACCAAAAAGCTAAATCCAGTGTAAAAGATGTTGAGAAAGCATATTTAAAGTTAGTAGAAGCCAATAAAAAAGAAAAATTAGCTCTTGATAAATCTAAAGAAGCCTTAAAATCATCGAATACAGAACTTAAAAAAGCTGAAAATCAATATAAACGTACAAATCAACGTAAACAAGATGCGTTTCAAAAACTTAAACAGTTGAGAGAAGCTGAGCAGAAGCTTAAGAATAGTAACCAAGCTACTACTGCACAACTAAAAAGAGCAAGTGACGCAGTACAGAAGCAGTCCGCTAAGCATAAAGCACTTGTTGAACAATATAAACAAGAAGGCAATCAAGTTCAAAAACTAAAAGTGCAAAATGACAATCTTTCAAAATCAAATGATAAAATTGAAAGTTCTTACGCTAAAACTAATACTAAATTAAAGCAAACAGAAAAAGAATTTAATGATTTAAACAATACTATTAAGAATCATAGCGCTAATGTCGCAAAAGCTGAAACAGCTGTTAATAAAGAAAAAGCTGCTTTAAATAATTTGGAGCGTTCAATAGATAAAGCTTCATCCGAAATGAAGACTTTTAACAAAGAACAAATGATAGCTCAAAGTCATTTCGGTAAACTTGCAAGTCAAGCGGATGTCATGTCAAAGAAATTTAGTTCTATTGGAGACAAAATGACTTCCCTAGGACGTACGATGACGATGGGCGTATCTACACCGATTACTTTAGGGTTAGGTGCAGCATTAAAAACAAGTGCAGACTTCGAAGGGCAAATGTCTCGAGTTGGAGCGATTGCACAAGCAAGCAGTAAAGACTTAAAAAGCATGTCTAATCAAGCGGTTGACTTAGGCGCTAAAACAAGTAAAAGTGCTAACGAAGTTGCTAAAGGTATGGAAGAATTGGCAGCTTTAGGCTTTAATGCCAAACAAACAATGGAGGCTATGCCAGGTGTTATCAGCGCAGCAGAAGCAAGTGGTGCAGAAATGGCTACAACTGCAACTGTAATGGCTTCAGCGATTAACTCTTTCGGTTTAAAAGCATCTGATGCAAACCATGTTGCTGATTTACTTGCGAGATCAGCTAATGATAGTGCTGCAGATATTCAATACATGGGAGATGCATTAAAATATGCAGGTACTCCAGCAAAAGCATTAGGAGTTTCAATAGAGGACACTTCTGCAGCAATTGAAGTTTTATCTAACTCAGGGTTAGAGGGGTCTCAAGCAGGTACTGCATTAAGAGCTTCGTTTATTAGGCTAGCTAATCCAAGTAAAAGTACAGCTAAGGAAATGAAAAAATTAGGTATTCATTTGTCTGATGCTAAAGGTCAATTTGTTGGCATGGGTGAATTGATTAGACAGTTCCAAGACAACATGAAAGGCATGACGAGAGAACAAAAACTAGCAACAGTGGCTACAATAGTTGGCACTGAAGCAGCAAGTGGATTTTTAGCCTTGATTGAAGCGGGTCCAGATAAAATTAATAGCTATAGCAAATCATTGAAGAACTCTAATGGTGAAAGTAAAAAAGCAGCTGATTTGATGAAAGACAACCTCAAAGGTGCTCTGGAACAATTAGGTGGCGCTTTTGAATCGTTAGCAATTGAAGTTGGTAAAGATTTAACGCCTATGATTAGAGCAGGTGCGGAAGGATTAACAAAATTAGTTGATGGATTTACACATCTTCCTGGTTGGGTTAGAAAGGCTTCGGTAGGCTTAGCAATTTTTGGTGCATCTATTGGTCCTGCTGTTCTTGCTGGAGGCTTATTAATACGTGCAGTTGGAAGCGCGGCCAAAGGATATGCATCATTAAATAGACGCATTGCTGAAAATACAATACTTTCTAATACCAATTCAAAAGCAATGAAATCTTTAGGTCTTCAAACCTTATTTCTTGGTTCTACAACAGGAAAAACGTCAAAAGGCTTTAAAGGATTAGCCGGAGCTATGTTGTTTAATTTAAAACCTATAAATGTTTTGAAAAATTCTGCAAAGCTAGCAATTTTACCGTTCAAACTTTTGAAAAACGGTTTAGGATTAGCCGCAAAATCCTTATTTGCAGTAAGTGGAGGCGCAAGATTTGCTGGTGTAGCCTTAAAGTTTTTAACAGGACCTATAGGTGCTACAATAACTGCTATTACAATTGCATATAAAGTTTTTAAAACCGCATATGATCGTGTGGAATGGTTCAGAAACGGTATTAACGGTTTAGGAGAAACTATAAAGTTTTTTGGTGGCAAAATTATTGGCGGTGCTGTTAGGAAGCTAGGAGAGTTTAAAAATTATCTTGGAAGTATAGGCAAAAGCTTCAAAGAAAAGTTTTCAAAGGATATGAAAGATGGTTATAAATCTTTGAGTGACGATGACCTTCTGAAAGTAGGAGTCAACAAGTTTAAAGGATTTATGCAAACCATGGGCACAGCTTCTAAAAAAGCATCTGATACTGTAAAAGTGTTGGGGAAAGGTGTTTCAAAAGAAACAGAAAAAGCTTTAGAAAAATACGTACACTATTCTGAAGAGAACAACAGAATCATGGAAAAAGTACGTTTAAACTCGGGTCAAATAACAGAAGACAAAGCAAAAAAACTTTTGAAAATTGAAGCGGATTTATCTAATAACCTTATAGCTGAAATAGAAAAAAGAAATAAAAAGGAACTCGAAAAAACTCAAGAACTTATTGATAAGTATAGTGCGTTCGATGAACAAGAAAAGCAAAACATTTTAACTAGAACTAAAGAAAAAAATGACTTGCGAATTAAAAAAGAGCAAGAACTCAATCAGAAAATCAAAGAATTGAAAGAAAAAGCTTTAAGTGATGGTCAGATTTCAGAAAATGAAAGAAAAGAAATTGAAAAGCTTGAAAATCAAAGACGTGACATCACTGTTAAAGAATTGAGTAAGACTGAAAAAGAGCAAGAGCGTATTTTAGTAAGAATGCAAAGAAACAGAAATGCTTATTCAATAGACGAAGCGAGCAAAGCAATTAAAGAAGCAGAAAAAGCAAGAAAAGCAAGAAAAAAAGAAGTGGACAAGCAATATGAAGATGATGTCATTGCTATAAAAAATAACGTCAACCTTTCTAAGTCTGAAAAAGATAAATTATTAGCTATTGCTGATCAAAGACATAAGGATGAAGTAAGAAAGGCAAAATCTAAAAAAGATGCTGTAGTAGACGTTGTTAAAAAGCAAAATAAAGATATTGATAAAGAGATGGATTTATCCAGTGGTCGTGTATATAAAAATACTGAAAAGTGGTGGAATGGCCTTAAAAGTTGGTGGTCTAACTTCAGAGAAGACCAAAAGAAGAAAAGTGATAAGTACGCTAAAGAACAAGAAGAAACAGCTCGTAGAAACAGAGAAAATATAAAGAAATGGTTTGGAAATGCTTGGGACGGCGTAAAAACTAAAACTGGCGAAGCTTTTAGTAAAATGGGCAGAAATGCTAATCATTTTGGCGGCGAAATGAAAAAAATGTGGAGTGGAATCAAAGGAATTCCAAGCAAATTAAGTTCAGGTTGGAGCTCAGCCAAAAGTTCTGTAGGATATCACACTAAGGCTATAGCTAATAGTACTGGTAAATGGTTTGGAAAAGCTTGGCAATCTGTTAAATCGACTACAGGAAGTATTTACAATCAAACTAAGCAAAAGTATTCAGATGCCTCAGATAAAGCTTGGGCGCATTCAAAATCTATTTGGAAAGGGACATCAAAATGGTTTAGCAATGCATATAAAAGTGCAAAGGGCTGGCTAACGGATATGGCTAATAAATCGCGCTCGAAATGGGATAATATTTCTAGTACAGCATGGTCGAATGCAAAATCCGTTTGGAAAGGAACATCGAAATGGTTTAGTAACTCATACAAATCTTTAAAAGGTTGGACTGGAGATATGTATTCAAGAGCCCACGATCGTTTTGATGCAATTTCAAGTTCGGCATGGTCTAACGCTAAATCAGTATTTAATGGTTTTAGAAAATGGCTATCAAGAACATATGAATGGATTAGAGATATTGGTAAAGACATGGGAAGAGCTGCGGCTGATTTAGGTAAAAATGTTGCTAATAAAGCTATTGGCGGTTTAAATAGCATGATTGGCGGTATTAATAAAATATCTAAAGCCATTACTGATAAAAATCTCATCAAGCCAATACCTACATTGTCTACTGGTACTTTAGCAGGAAAGGGTGTAGCTACCGATAATTCGGGAGCATTAACGCAACCGACATTTGCTGTATTAAATGATAGAGGTTCTGGAAACGCCCCAGGTGGTGGAGTTCAAGAAGTAATTCACAGGGCTGACGGAACATTCCATGCACCCCAAGGACGAGATGTGGTTGTTCCACTAGGAGTTGGGGATAGCGTAATAAATGCTAATGACACTCTGAAGTTACAGCGTATGGGTGTTTTACCAAAGTTTCATGGAGGTACGAAAAAGAAAGATTGGCTAGACCAACTTAAAGGTAATATAGGTAAAAAAGCAGGAGAATTTGGAGCTACAGCTAAAAACACAGCGCATAATATCAAAAAAGGTGCAGAAGAAATGGTTGAAGCAGCAGGCGATAAAATCAAAGATGGTGCATCTTGGTTAGGCGATAAAATCGGCGATGTGTGGGATTACGTACAACATCCAGGGAAACTAGTAAATAAAGTAATGTCAGGTTTAAATATTAATTTTGGAGGCGGAGCTAACGCTACAGTAAAAATAGCTAAAGGCGCATACTCATTGCTCAAAAAGAAATTAGTAGACAAAGTAAAATCGTGGTTTGAAGATTTCGGTGGTGGAGGCGATGGAAGCTATCTATTTGAATATCCAATCTGGCAAAGATTTGGACGCTACACAGGTGGACTTAACTTTAATGGCGGTCGTCACTATGGTATAGACTTTGGTATGCCTTCTGGAACAAACGTTTATGCCGTTAAAGGTGGTATAGCAGATAAGGTATGGACTGATTACGGTGGCGGTAATTCTATACAAATTAAGACTGGTGCTAATGAATGGAACTGGTATATGCATTTATCTAAGCAATTAGCAAGACAAGGCCAACGTATTAAAGCTGGTCAACTGATAGGGAAATCAGGTGCTACAGGTAATTTCGTTAGAGGAGCACACTTACATTTCCAATTGATGCAAGGGTCACATCCAGGGAATGATACAGCTAAAGATCCAGAAAAATGGTTGAAGTCACTTAAAGGTAGTGGCGTTCGAAGTGGTTCAGGTGTTAATAAGGCTGCATCTGCTTGGGCAGGCGATATACGTCGTGCAGCAAAACGAATGGGTGTTAATGTTACTTCGGGTGATGTAGGAAATATTATTAGCTTGATTCAACACGAATCAGGAGGAAATGCAGGTATAACTCAATCTAGTGCGCTTAGAGACATCAACGTTTTACAGGGCAATCCAGCAAAAGGATTGCTTCAATATATCCCACAAACATTTAGACATTATGCTGTTAGAGGTCACAACAATATATATAGTGGTTACGATCAGTTATTAGCGTTCTTTAACAACAGATATTGGCGCTCACAGTTTAACCCAAGAGGTGGTTGGTCTCCAAGTGGTCCAAGAAGATATGCGAATGGTGGTTTGATTACAAAGCATCAACTTGCTGAAGTGGGTGAAGGAGATAAACAGGAGATGGTTATCCCTTTAACTAGACGTAAACGAGCAATTCAATTAACTGAACAGGTTATGCGCATCATCGGTATGGATGGCAAGCCAAATAACATCACTGTAAATAATGATACTTCAACAGTTGAAAAATTGTTGAAACAAATTGTTATGTTAAGTGATAAAGGAAATAAATTAACAGATGCATTGATTCAAACTGTTTCTTCTCAGGATAATAACTTAGGTTCTAATGATGCAATTAGAGGTTTAGAAAAAATATTGTCAAAACAAAGTGGGCATAGAGCAAATGCAAATAATTATATGGGAGGTTTGACTAATTAATGCAATCTTTTGTAAAAATCATAGATGGTTACAAGGAAGAAGTAATAACAGATTTTAATCAGCTTATATTTTTAGATGCAAGGGCTGAAAGTCCAAACACCAATGATAACAGTGTAACTATTAACGGAGTAGATGGTATTTTACCGGGCGCAATTAGTTTTGCGCCTTTTTCATTAGTATTAAGGTTTGGCTATGATGGTATAGATGTTATAGATTTAAATTTATTTGAGCATTGGTTTAGATCTGTGTTTAATCGCAGACATCCTTATTATGTTATTACTTCTCAAATGCCTGGTGTTAAATATGCAGTGAATACAGCTAATGTTACATCTAATTTAAAAGATGGTTCTTCAACTGAAATTGAAGTAAGTTTAAATGTTTATAAAGGGTATTCTGAATCAGTTAATTGGACCGATAGCGAGTTCTTATTCGACTCTAATTGGATGTTTGAAAATGGAATTCCTCTTGATTTCACACCTAAATATACTCATACATCAAATCAATTTACTATTTGGAACGGTTCTACTGATACGATAAATCCACGATTCAAGCACGATTTGAAAATATTAATTAATTTAAATGCGAGTGGAGGATTTGAACTGGTTAACTATACAACAGGTGATATTTTTAAGTACAACAAAAGTATAGATAAAAACACTGATTTTGTTTTAGATGGTGTGTATGCATATCGAGATATAAATAGAGTGGGAATTGATACAAATAGAGGCATTATAACATTAGCGCCAGGTAAAAATGAATTTAAGATTAAAGGAGACGTCAGTGATATTAAAACTACATTTAAGTTTCCTTTTATTTATAGGTAGGTGATTTAATGGATTATCATGATCATTTATCAGTAATGGATTTTAATGAATTGATTTGTGAAAATTTACTAGATGTAGATTATGGTTCTTTTAAAGAATATTATGAACTGAATGAAGCTAGGTACATCACCTTTACAGTTTATAGAACTACTCATAATAGTTTTGTTTTTGATTTATTGATTTGTGAAAACTTCATAATTTATCATGGTGAAAAATATACAATTAAGCAGACAGCGCCAAAGGTTGAAGGTGATAAAGTTTTTATTGAAGTTACGGCATATCACATAATGTATGAATTTCAAAATCACTCAGTGGAATCAAATAAACTTGATGACGACAGTAGCGAAACTGGTAAAACGCCAGAATACTCTTTAGATGAGTACTTAAGATATGGATTTGCAAATCAAAAAACTTCGGTCAAAATGACCTATAAAATAATTGGAGATTTTAAGCGAAAAGTACCGATTGACGAATTAGGTAATAAAAATGGCTTAGAATATTGTAAAGAAGCAGTAGATTTGTTTGGTTGTATTATTTATCCAAATGATACGGAGATATGTTTTTATTCTCCTGAAACATTCTATCAAAGAAGCGAAAAAGTAATAAGGTATCAATATAATACTGATACTGTGTCTGCTACTGTCAGTACGTTGGAATTAAGAACAGCTATAAAAGTTTTTGGGAAAAAGTACACAGCCGAGGAAAAGAAAAATTACAATCCTATTAAAACAACTGACATTAATTACTCAAATGATTTCATAAAAGAAGGCACTTATCGCACAGAAACAATTGGTTCTAAAGCAACTATTAACTTTGATTGCAAGTATGGTAATGAAACAGTTAGGTTTACAATCAAAAAAGGTTCCCAAGGTGGAATATATAAGTTGATTTTAGACGGCAAGCAAATTAAGCAAATTTCTTGTTTTGCTAAGTCGGTTCAGTCTGAAACAATAGATTTAATAAAAAATATTGATAAAGGCAAGCACGTTTTAGAAATGATATTTTTAGGAGAAGACCCCAAAAATAGAATTGATATATCTTCAAATAAAAAAGCTAAGCCTTGTATGTACGTTGGAACTGAAAAATCAACAGTCTTAAATTTAATTGCTGACAATTCAGGTCGCAATCAATACAAAGCAATTGTTGACTACGTCGCAGATAGTGCAAAGCAGTTTGGGATTCGATATGCTAATACGCAAACAAATGAAGATATCGAAACACAGGATAAGTTGTTAGAATTTGCAAAAAAGCAAATAAATGATACTCCTAAGACTGAATTAGATGTTAATTATATAGGTTATGAAAAAATAGAGCCAAGAGATAGCGTATTCTTTGTTCATGAATTAATGGGATATAACACTGAATTAAAGGTTGTTAAACTTGATAGGTCACATCCATTTGTAAACGCAATAGATGAAGTGTCTTTCAGCAATGAAATAAAAGATATGGTACAAATTCAACAAGCGCTTAACAGACGAGTTATTGCACAAGATAATAGATATAACTATCAAGCAAATCGTATAAATCATTTATACACTAGTACTTTGAATTCTCCTTTCGAGACAATGGATATAGGGAGTGTATTAATATAATGGCAACAGAAGAAGTTAAAATCAAAGCGCTACTTGAAAACGATAAACAGTACTTTCCAGCTACACATTGGAAAGCTATAAATGGGGTACCTTATGCAGGAAGTAGTGATATTGATGGGTTACCTCAAGACGGTATCATTTCGGTAGATGATAAAAATAAATTAGATAATTTAAAAATAGGCGAAGCAGGAATTATTCAAAATAGCATTGTACAGAAATCCCCAAACGGTAAATTGTGGAAAATAACAGTTGACGATAGTGGGAAACTTGGTACAGTGCTATTTTATTAGAAAGGAAGGTGCATTATGGAAAATTTGTATTTAATAAAGGATTTGGGAGCTTTAGCAGGTCGAGATTATAGAGCTAAGGAAATACAAAACTTACAAAGAATAGAGCAATTTGCGCTTGGATTGACAACAGAGTTTAAGTTGCATCAGAAAGCTAAAACAATTCAACACTTCGCTGAGCAAATTTATTATAATGGTAGATCGCAAGCATCAGTAAATAAATCTTTACAAAGTCAAATTAACTCACTTGTTTTGGCACCGCGTAATAATAGCGCTAATGAGATTGTTCAAGCTCGAGTTAATGTAAATGGCGAAACCTTTGATACATTAAAAGAACATTTAGACGATTGGGAAACCAAAACTCAAATTAATAAAGAAGAAACTATAAGAGAACTAAATAAGGCTAAACAACAAATTCTTGATATCGAGTACCGTTTTGAACCTGATAAGCAAGAATTTTTATTTGTGACAGAACTTGCACCTCTTACAAATGCAGTAATGCAATCCTTCTGGTTTGATAATAGAACAGGCATAGTATACATGACACAAGCTAGAAATAATGGCTATATGCTAAGTCGTTTAAGACCTAATGGTCAATTTATAGACAGCTCATTGATTGTAGGTGGGGGTCATGGTACACATAACGGTTATAGATATATTGATGATGAGTTATGGATTTATAGTTTTATCTTAAATGGTAATAATGAGAATACATTAGTTCGTTTCAAGTATACGCCTAATGTGGAAATTAGCTATGGCAAGTATGGTATGCAAGATGTATTTACAGGACACCCAGAAAAACCCTACATCACCCCTGTCATAAATGAAAAAGAAAATAAAATTCTATACAGAATTGAGAGACCTAGAAGTCAGTGGGAACTTGAAAACTCAATGAATTATATAGAGATAAGAAGTTTAGACGATGTTGATAAAAATATTGATAAAGTTTTGCATAAAATCAGTATCCCTATGAGACTAACAAACGAAACCCAACCAATGCAGGGTGTGACTTTTGATGAAAAATACTTGTATTGGTATACAGGAGACAGTAATCCAAATAATAGAAACTATTTAACGGCTTTCGATTTAGAAACAGGAGAAGAAGCGTATCAGGTTAATGCTGACTATGGTGGAACACTAGATTCATTTCCTGGCGAATTTGCGGAAGCAGAAGGTTTGCAAATATACTATGACAAAGATAGTGGTAAAAAAGCTTTGATGCTAGGTGTTACTGTCGGTGGTGATGGAAATAGAACACATCGTATTTTCATGATTGGGCAAAGAGGTATTTTAGAAATACTTCACTCAAGAGGCGTTCCTTTTATCATGAGTGACACAGGTGGTAGAGTTAAACCTTTACCAATGAGGCCTGATAAACTTAAGAATCTTGGGATGTTAACAGAGCCAGGTCTTTACTATTTATACACTGATCATACAGTTCAAATCGATGATTTCCCATTACCAAGAGAATGGCGTGATGCAGGTTGGTTCTTGGAAGTTAAGCCACCACAAACTGGCGGTGATGTAATTCAGATATTGACGCGTAATAGTTATGCAAGGAATATGATGACTTTTGAAAGGGTGCTTTCTGGAAGAACTGGAGACATTTCGGACTGGAATTATGTGCCTAAAAATAGTGGTAAATGGGAGAGAGTACCTTCATTCATCACAAAAATGTCAGATATTAACATAGTAGGCATGTCGTTTTATTTAACTACGGATGATACAAAACGTTTTACAGATTTTCCAACTGAACGTAAAGGGGTAGCTGGTTGGAACTTATATGTAGAAGCTTCAAACACAGGTGGCTTTGTTCATAGGCTAGTTCGTAATAGTGTTACAGCATCTGCTGAGATACTATTGAAAAATTATGATAGTAAAACAAGTTCAGGGCCATGGACTTTACACGAAGGGAGAATTATAAGTTAATGAGTAATTTAGAGAAATCTGTAGCTATAAATTTAGAAAATACAGCGCATTATGAAAATATTTCAAATCTAGATATAACTTTTAGAACAGGAGAGAGTGATTCTTCTGTTCTTCTTTTTAATATCATTAAAAATAATCAACCGTTATTACTGAGTGAAGAAAATATCAAAGCACGAATAGCGATTCGAGGTAAAGGAGTAATGGTAGTTGCTCCACTAGAAATATTAGATCCATTTAAAGGTATTTTAAAATTTCAATTACCTAATGATGTAATTAAAAGAGATGGAAGTTATCAAGCTCAAGTTTCGGTTGCAGAATTAGGTAATTCAGACGTGGTAGTTGTAGAGAGAACTATCACATTTAACGTTGAAAAAAGTTTGTTTAGCAAGATTCCCTCTGAAACAAAACTACACTATATTGTTGAGTTTCAAGAATTAGAAAAAACTATTATGGATCGCGCGAAAGCAATGGACGAGGCTATAAAAAATGGTGAGGATTATGCGAGTCTGATTGAAAAAGCTAAAGAAAAAGGTCTATCAGATATTCAAATAGCAAAATCTTCAAGTATTGATGAATTAAAGCAACTTGCTAATAGCCGTATATCTGATTTGGAAAATAAAGCGCAAGCATATTCAAGAACATTCGATGAGCAAAAGCGATATATGGATGAGAAACATGAAGCCTTCAAGCAGTCAGTGAATAGTGGTGGTTTAGTCACAAGTGGTTCTACTTCAAATTGGCAAAAAGCTAAGATTACTAAAGATGATGGTAAGATAATGCAGATTACTGGATTTGATTTTAATAATCCAGAACAAAGAATAGGTGATTCAACCCAATTTATTTATGTTTCGCAAGCTATAAATTATCCAAGAGATGTTAGTACTAACGGTACTGTCGAATATTTAGTAGTAACTTCAGACTACAAGCGTATGACTTATCGACCGAACGGTACAAATAAAGTGTTTGTTAAAAGAAAAGAAGCGGGTTCATGGTCTGAGTGGTCAGAATTAGCTATTAATGATTACAATACACCTTTTGAAACTGTTCAAAGTGCTCAATCAAAAGCTAATATGGCCGAAAGTAACGCTAAATTATACGCAGATGACAAGTTTAATAAAAGGTATTCGGTTATTTTTGATGGAACAGCAAATGGTGTGGGCTCTACATTGTACTTAAATGAGAGTTTAGACCAATTTATTTTATTAATTTTTTATGGGACTTTTCCAGGTGGTGACTTTACAGAGTTTGGCAGCCCTTTTGGAGGAGGAAAGATTTCATTGAATCCCTCAAATCTTCCAGATGGTGATGGAAACGGCGGAGGTGTTTATGAGTTTGGATTAACTAAATCTAGTCGTACATCTTTAACTATATCAAACGATGTCTATTTCGACTTAGGAAGTCAAAGAGGCTCTGGTGCGAACGCAAATAGAGGGACAATTAACAAAATTATAGGAGTGAGAAGATAATGCAAATATTAGTTAACAAACGCAATGAGATTATTTCATACGCTGTTATTGGTGGTTTTGAAGAAGGTATTGATATAGAAAGTCTTCCAGAAAACTTCTCTCAAGTTTTTAGACCTAAAGTATTTAAATATTCAGATGGAAAAATAATTTTTAATGAAGATTATACAGAGGAAAAGGATGACTCACATCAACAGATTGATAATGAAGAGAATAGTACAGGTGCTTCTGATGACATATTACGAAAAATGGTTGCTAGTATGCAGAAGCAAGTTGTTCAAAGTACAAAGTTATTGATGCAAGTTAATAAACAAAACGCTTTGATGGCAAAACAGATTGTAGCATTCAATAAAAAATTAGAAGAGATTAAAGGAGAGACGGAAAATGCTTAAATTGATTTCACCAACTTTCGAAGATATTAAAACTTGGTATCAATTGAAAGAATATAGTAAAGAAGATATAGCGTGGTATGTAGATATGGAAGTTATAGATAAAGAGGAATATGCAATTATTACAGGAGAAAAGTATCCAGAAAATCTAGAGTCATAGGCCGAGAGTCTATGGCTTTTTAATTTAAATAAAGTGGGTGGCATAATGTTTGGATTTACCAAACGACATGAACAAGATTGGCGTTTAACGCGTTTAGAAGAAAATGATAAGACTATGTTTGAAAAATTCGACAGAATAGAAGATAGTCTTAGAGCGCAAGAAAAGATTTATGACAAATTAGATAGAAATTTTGAAGAATTAAAGCGCGACAAAGAAGAAGATGAAAAAAATAAGGAAAAAAATGCCAAAAATATTAGAGATATCAAGATGTGGATTCTTGGATTAATAGGGACGATACTAAGTACGTTTGTTATAGCAATTTTAAAAACAGTATTCGGTATTTAAAGGAGGTGATTACCATGCTTAAAGGGATTTTAGGTTATAGTTTTTGGGCTTGTTTTTGGTTCGGTAAATGCAAATAACGATTAAAGGTCAGTGCTTCGGCACTGGCTTTTTATTTTGGATAAAAGGAGCAAATAAATGGATATTAACTGGAAATTGAGATTTAAAAATAAAGCGGTATTAACGGGATTGATTGGGGCATTATTGCTATTTATCAAGCAAATCACAGATTTATTCGGATTCGATTTATCAAATCAATTAAATCAAGCTAGCGCGATTATAGGCGCTATCCTCACGCTACTTACAGGTATTGGCGTTATTACTGACCCAACGTCAAAAGGTGTTGCCGATTCATCTATAGCACAGACTTATCAAGCGCCTAGAGATAGTAGCAAAGAAGAACAACAAGTCACTTGGAAAACTTCACAAGATGCTAGCTTAACGCCCGAATTAAGCACGAAAGCCCCAAAAGAATATGATACATCACAGCCGTTTACAGACGCCTCTAACGATGTTGGCTTTGACGTAAACGAATATCATTATGGAGGTGGCGACAATGCAAGCAAAATTGACTAAAAAAGAGTTTATAGAGTGGTTGAAAACATCTGAGGGAAAACAATTTAATATCGACCTTTGGTATGGATTTCAATGCTTTGACTATGCCAATGCAGGTTGGCAAGTCTTATTTGGCTACAACTTAAAAGGTGTAGGTGCCAAAGACATCCCAAGTGCTAATAATTTTAACGGACTAGCTACTGTATACCAAAACACACCAGACTTCTTAGCACAACCTGGCGACATGGTTGTATTCGGTAGCAACTACGGTGCTGGATATGGTCACGTTGCATGGGTTATCGAAGCAACTTTAGATTATATCATTGTATATGAGCAGAATTGGCTCGGCGGTGGATGGACTGACGGAATCGAACAACCCGGCTGGGGTTGGGAAAAAGTTACAAGACGACAACATGCTTACGATTTCCCTATGTGGTTTATCCGCCCGAACTTCAAAAGCGAAATATCGCCACGATCAGTTCAATCTCCTACACAAGCACCTAAAAAGGAAACAGCTAAGCCACAACCTAAAGCGGTAGAACTTAAAATCATCAAAGATGTAGTTAAAGGTTACGACCTGCCTAAACGTGGTGGTAATCCTAAAGGTATTGTCATTCATAATGACGCAGGAAGCAAAGGGGCAACAGCAGAAGCGTATCGAAACGGATTAGTTAACGCACCTTTATCGAGATTAGAAGCAGGTATTGCGCATAGTTATGTATCAGGTAACACAGTGTGGCAAGCCTTAGATGAATCACAAGTAGGTTGGCATACCGCTAATCAAGTTGGTAATAAATATTATTACGGTATTGAAGTGTGTCAATCAATGGGTGCAGATAACGCGACGTTCTTAAAAAATGAACAGGCAACTTTCCAAGAGTGCGCTAGATTGTTGAAAAAATGGGGGTTACCAGCAAACAGAAACACAATCCGATTGCACAACGAATTCATTTCAACATCATGCCCGCACAGAAGCTCAGTATTGCACACTGGTTTTGACCCAATAACTCGCGGTCTATTGCCAGAAGATAAACGGCTACAACTTAAAGACTACTTTATCAAGCAAATTAGAGCATACATGGATGGTAAAATACCGGTTGCCACTGTCTCAAACGAGTCAAGCGCTTCAAGTAATACAGTTAAACCAGTTGCAAGTGCATGGAAACGTAATAAATATGGCACTTACTACATGGAAGAAAGTGCTAGATTCACAAACGGCAATCAACCAATCACAGTAAGAAAAGTGGGGCCATTCTTATCTTGTCCAGTGGGTTATCAGTTCCAACCTGGTGGATATTGTGATTATACAGAAGTGATGTTACAAAATGGCCATGTGTGGGTAGGATATAATTGGGAGGGGCAACGTTATTACTTGCCTATTAGAACATGGAATGGTTCTGCCCCACCTAATCAGATATTAGGTGACTTATGGGGAGAAATCAGTTAA